CGACCTCGGCCCCTGCCACTGCGGCACCGGCCGGCGTTGATTTGGCGCCCGCCACGACTAACCCGGAGGCCTCTATCCCTTGGGACCCTCGTATCCATGCTGGCAGTAAAGCCAAGCTGGCTAAGAAGCCCCACGGCTGGAAGATGAAACGCGGCGTAGCTGCGGACCTGGTAGCCACGGTAGAAGCCGAGCTTATCGCAGCAATGGCAGCAAGCCCAGCTAATCCAGTAGAGCCGGCGGGGAACGCTGCGCCGACTGCGGCCGAACCTTCGGCGACTCCTGCCAGCCCTGCCGCGCCGGCTGTTGCCCAACCTGCAGCACCGGCCGGCGCGGTTAGTACCTTCCCGGAACTAATGGCGAAAATTACCGCTTCTGGTGTTGACCAGGCGACCGTAACCGCTGCCGTTAATAAGCAAGGTTTACAGGCGTTGCCATTGCTGGCCGCTCGTCCGGACCTTATCCCAGCCGTAGCCGCTGAATTGTTCCCAGGGGGCTAATATGTCGCATTCAATCATACCGCCGTCGTCCGCTGGTATCTGGGGTAAGCCCGACGGCTGTACCGGCTGGGTAATAATGGCCCAGACCTACCCAGAAACCGAAGAAACGCCCGAGGCTAAAGAGGGTACCGCGTCGCACGAAATAGCCGAGCGTATGAACCAGGCGAACGCCAAGGCGCGCATAGGCTACCCGACTAAGGAAGAGATTGTCGGCGCTGTTGCATCTAACGGCGTGGTCTTTACCGAAGAAATGTACGACGCGGCCGAAATGTTCGCGGACGACGTCGCTATGGTTATGCGAGAAACAAGCGTTTTCGGTGGTCCGCATCTTGGAATAGAGCGAAAAATACTAGCCAAGCGGATACACGAATTATCGTACGGCACTACGGACGCTTTTATCTATGGCCGTAACCAAGGTCGGTTATATATCTGGGACTATAAATTCGGCTTTGAAGTAGTCGAGGCTTACGAGAATTGGCAGTCGATTAACTACTTAGCTGGCATTATCGAAGAACTCGAAATTAACGGGCTCGACGACCAGTATACGACCGTGCATATTCGCATAGTCCAGCCGCGAGCGTTCCACCGGGACGGCCCTATCCGCGAATGGGTAGTTAAAGCCAGCAACCTACGCGCGCACTTTAACATACTGCAAGCAAACGCCCATAAAGCGCTAGGGCCAGACGCCGAGTATAAGACCGGTAGCCACTGTAAGCACTGCCCAGGGCGCCACGCTTGCCCCGCAGCACTTAAAGCCGGCCTGCGTCTCTACGAGGTCGCAGCGCAGCCCGTACCCGTGGAATTGAGCGCCGAGGCCCTTTCGGTCCAGTACGCTATCGTACAGCGCGCACGAAAGCAGCTCGAGTACCTGGAATCTGGTTTCGAAGAACAGATTAAGGGGCTAATCCGTGGGGGCGCTAACGTCCAGGGCTACCGCGTCGAGGAAGGCGTCGGCCGGGAGCGTTGGGCTAAACCAGTGGAAGAGGTTATCGCCCTGGGTGATATGCTCGGCCACGATTTACGCAAAGGCGACGCTATAACGCCTAACGCGGCTCGTAAATTAGGTATTGACGACGCCGTCATTATGGCATACAGTGAGAAACCGAAAACCGGACTTAAGATAGTTCCGGATAACGGCAACAAAGCTAAACAGATTTTTTCTAAATAACCGGAGCATATCCACATGAGCACAAAAGCTACAGAAATTCTTACCCCCGTTGGCCGCTTGGTACAAGGCGACTGTTTCGAGCCCCAAACTACCGACGCCGAAGGTAACCCGCTGGTTATCAAAAACGGCCCCAATGCCGGTAAGCCGCGCGTCGATTACTTTATGGCTATCGCTATCCCTAAGACCGACGCTACGTATAACGAGCTTTGGGCGAAGATTCACGGCGAAGCGCGCCAGGCCTTCCCGTCGCTGTTCGACGCACAAGGTAACTGCATTAACCCTAAGTTCGCGTTTAAGGTTACCGACGGCGATAGCCAGCTCCCTAACTCCAAAGGTACGCGCCCTTGCGACCGCGAAGGTTTCGCCGGCCACTGGATTTTAAACTTTAGCGGCGGTTTCGCTCCTAAGTGCTATACCGCTGGCGGCGCCGAGCTTATCAACGACCCGAATATGATTAAGCGCGGCTACTTTATCCGGATTTATGGCTCTGTTAAGGGTAACGGCTCCCAGCAACAACCGGGCGTATTCCTTAACCATTCTATGGTCGAACTCGTAGGCTATGGCGAAGAGATTATTACCGGCCCAGACGGTCGCGCGGTATTCGGTGGCGCTCCTGCCGGTGCGCTACCTGCAGGCGCAAGCGCTACGCCTTTGGCGCCAGCTACACCAATGGCACAACCGGGCGCAGCTCCCGCACCAGCGGCCGCACCCGCGCCAATGGCAGCGCCGGCACCTCAAGCCGCCGCCCCGGCGCCAGCGGCCGCGCCTGCAGCACAACCAGCGCCGAGTAACGTACAGCCGGCCCCGGACTTCCTAAACCCACAAGGCGCAGCACCGGCAGCCGCCCCGGCTCCTGCAGCCGAAGTTAAGTACCTGGACGCAAACGGCGCCGGACCATTTACGGAAGCCCAGCTTACCCAGGCTGGTTACACTCCGGAAATGATAGCCGGGCTACAACGCGCTTAACTCTCCCCACTTACGGCCCGTTTCGGCGGGCCTCTTTTTTTCACTTAACAGGACGTAACACAATGGATAATCAGCATAAGCATATTAAGGGCTACCGAGACCTTACCGAAGAAGAAGTCCAGGCTATGAACGACGTTAAGGCTAAAGCCGAGGAAGTCGGGCAGCTTATCGAAAAGCTGGAAAATACCGAAGGCCTCGACCAGCGTTGGGTAGCCGTGGCTAAAACCGACCTGCAGAAAGGATTTATGGCGGCGGTACGTTCTATCGCGCAGCCTACGACTTTTTAACTTTTTGGCCGGCTTTCCTCTTGCACCGTGCCGAGGTGATAAAACTACGTTCGTAGATGCTGCGACGAGTAGAGGCCGTTAGAGGAAGTAATCGGGATAGCGGAAAGCCGGCCACCTTTAGATAGGGCGACAATATGTATTTTTTCAAGAAAGGCGGTAAGCAGCTTTTAGACCTTCGCGGCGACCTGGTTAAAGGCCGGGTTAAGAGCGCCGCGCCTGCCTCCGTACGTAACGCTAAATATATCCAGAATATCCCGTCTATGGGCTTCTGGGGGAAGGTACGCGCTACTAAAGCCGCTATCTCCTTTATCTGGGGTCCGAGCCAGGCGCTAACCAAAGAGACAATAGAAAGCGAGGGTATGTAATGCAAACAATCTACCACCCCGAAAGCTATTGTTATTTCTCGGGGCCTTTTACCGAGGCCGACGCCGCCCAGGGGTGCGTAGTTGTCGACCCTTCGAGTATCCCCGCTTTTACTCGTTTACCTTCTGGCTGCGGCTTCTCTACCGTTCTTCCGGATATGGACTTCGAAACCTATAGCGAAGCCGGCTACTATTTCGACGACCATTCGAATAAGTGGAAGTCGATAACTAAATCGCCGCCCCACGGTATCGGAGCGGTAGGCGCGGCCGTCTACTCCGAACACCCCTCGACCGAGGTATTAAGCCTTGCGTACAACCTGAAAGACGGACTAGGCCCCAGACTGTGGTTACCTGGTATGGCGCCCCCCGAGGACCTGTTCGCGCATATCGCAGCCGGCGGCCTAATTGAAGCCTGGAATAGCGCCTTTGAGTGGCATATCTGGGCTAACGTGTGCGCCCCTCGTATGGGGTGGCCGGCGTTACCTTATTGGCAACTGCGCGACGCCATGGCTAAATCTCGGGCTTGGTCGCTACCTGGTGCGCTCGGCAAAGCTGCCCAGGTAACCGAAGTAACGGACCAGAAAATCGACGACGGTAAGCGACTGCTAAATAAATTCAGTAAGCCCCGTAACCCGACGAAGAAGGACGCCCGCCGACGTATCCGTCCGGAGGAAGACCACGAGGACGCCGCCAAGCTATACGACTACAACCTCGGCGATATTAAGTCGGAGTCGGCCGTCTCCGCATTGATTCCGGACCTAAGCGACGACGAGCTGGAATTATGGCTCCTGGACCAATGTATTAACCTACGCGGCGTATCTATCGACCGGGACGCCCTGGCGTCGTGTAAAGCGATTGTAGAACAGGCTACCGCAAAATATACGGCCGAGCTGGTACAGATTACCGGCGGCACCGTCCAGGGCGCCAGCGAGATACAGAAGTTAACCGGCTGGCTTGGGGGTGCGGGCGTCCACATGGCGAGCCTTGATTCTGACCACGTAGCCCAGGCATTGAAGCGCGAAGACCTGCCCCCGGGACCTCGCCGTGTCCTCGAGATACGCCAAAGCCTCGGCGCTGCCAGTGTTAAAAAGCTGTTCGCTATCGACCGTCGAGTTAGCCGGGACGGAAGACTCCGAGACCTCTTCGCCTACTGCGGCGCGGACCGTACCGGACGTTTCGCGGGCCGAGGCCCCCAGCCTCAAAACCTACCGAACAGCGGCCCAGACGTGCGCCAGTGCGACAAGGTTAACGGCTGCGGCCGGCACTACGGCCCCCATTTAGATAACTGCCCCTGGTGCGGAACCCCCGAGACCTTTAGCGAGCCGGCGGAGTGGTGTATCGAGGCCGTAGACGACGCGCTCCTGGCGATTGCTACGAAAGACCTACGAACGGTCGAACATTACTTCGGCGACGCTGTAGCGGTCGTTTCCGGCTGCCTCCGTGGACTATTTAGCGCGGCGGAAGGCTGCGACCTGCTTTGTTCGGACTACTCCGCTATTGAAGCCGTGGTTTTAGCGGCCCTGGCTGGTGAAGAATGGCGCCTCGACGTATTCCGGACCCATGGCAAAATCTACGAAATGTCGGCGGCTAAAATTACCGGTATTCCGTTCGAAGAGTTCAAGCGCCACAAAGAAGAGACCGGCGACCACCACCCTATGAGAAAGAAAGTAGGCAAGGTAGCCGAGCTGGCTTCGGGCTACCAAGGCGGTTACGGGGCGTGGCTGGCATTCGGCGCAGATAAACACCTCGAGGAACAGGAGATTAGAGACGCTATTAAAGCCTGGCGTAAAGAATCCCCCGATATCGTTAAGTTCTGGTACGGGCTCGAAGACGCGGCCGTCGCTGCAGTACAAAACCCGGGCCAGTGTTACGAGTATCGCGGCATTACCTACGGCGTTAAAGACGACGTCCTCTACTGCCAGCTATTGAGCGGGCGCCGCCTGTCATACCACCAGCCGCGATTACACCCCGATACGACGCCCTGGGGTAAGCCAGTCTTAAAACTTACGTATATGGGCTGGAATACGGACTATAAGAAGGGCCCTACGGGCTGGATGCGACTAGAGACCTACGGCGGTAAATTGTGCGAAAACGTGGTCCAGGCTACCGCCCGCGATATTCTTACCTACGCCCTTAAGAACGTAGAGCGCGCCGGCTATTCCGTAGTGCTTCATATTCACGACGAGATAGTTAGCGAGGTACTTAGCGGTACCGGCTCTATCGAAGAGTTCGAGCGGATCATGGCGACGCTACCGCCGTGGTGCGCCGATTGGCCTATCCGTGCGGCTGGTGGCTGGCGCGGCAAACGATACAGGAAGGATTAAAACCACATGAGTGATAAAGACAAAGCCGAGGCGGTATTCCTGGTTAACTGGTTGCTTTATATCGTAGCCCTGGGCGTTATCTGGTGGGCTACTAATTTCTGGGCCTGCTTCGGTATCTGGCTGGCTATCCAGGTACGTACCGCTGGCACCAAGAATTACCAGGAACTTATCGAAAAACTTAAGAGGACCGAGCAATGAGAACGCTACAACAAATAACCGACGCTGCCCGACGTAACGAGCCAGCAACGGAAGAAGAACTCCGCCTCGCTGTAACGGCGTATGACGTACTTCTGGCCCAGTTAGAGTTAGAGAAAGACCCAAAGCAACTACAGAAATTTTTTGTAGCTGCAGAAGCCGACCCGCGCGCTTATATCGGGCCGGCGAACGACCCCGCTAACGCCGAGGCGCGGGACTGGCATAAAGCATTTATTAACGTCGCGCCGGAGCTGGTGCCGCACGATTGCCCCAATAACGGCCACATGATGGTAGAAGCCGGAGCGCCGTGTAATTGGTGCGATACCCTCGATTAAGACCTATAGGAGAAACCGACAAATGATTAACTACGACGAACAGGCCGCCGCTATCTACGCCCAGAATAAAGCCGTAGGCTGGTGGGACGACCCTAACCGCTGCGTATACCAAACGCTACAGCTCGTCTCTACCGAGATAGCCGAGGCTACCGAAGGGGAGCGTAAAGACCTTATGGACGACCACCTCCCTACGCGCAAAATGGGCGAAGTCGAACTCGCCGACGCCCTTATCCGTGTCCTGGACCTGGCCGGCCGCTACGGCTGGACCTTTAACGTACACGTAGAGCCGCCGGAGGAATGCGTCGGGGGTATGAGTATCGGCGGCAAGCATTTATTTATTAACGCCTG